ACGCCGTATTACATGCGTGATGGGCTCAGGCCCCGCATTGAGGACGCTTACGATTACGATGGCGTTAGCGGTAGCCAGACTGGCGTGACCTACAAGACCGTCGTCGAGGCTCAGTTTCAGACTCGCAAGGGCGGTGACGTGATGATCACTGCAAGGGCTGGCCTATCTCGGACTTCCGTTGGCTCTATCGAGTATGAGCTTGAATCGGAGGACAATGGCGGCGGGTCATTGCAAAGCGATGAGACGGGTACCATCTACATCGACGACACCACCACGGCGACGACTGAGTCGAGCTACGGCCTAGCAATCACGCTCAGGGTTAGCCCGCCGAACAACAATAACCGGAATTACCGTCTCAAGTTGAGAGCAGGTGGGACGGATACGCTTTGGCACCACAACGTGTCCATTAGGGTAGAAGGCGAGTTCAATCCGTAATGGTCGGTGTGGGAAGAAATAGGGTAGCACACCGTGTCAAGCGCCGTCTACTTTTGATGGAACAAAACGACCGGTCGTGCTATTTCGGCTTAGGAGCATCGTAATGGCGCGTACGGGACGACCTAGGAAGCCGATTGACCTTGAACATCTCAAGCGTTTGGCGGCTCACAATCTGAGCGTAAAGGACTGCGCAGCGCTAATGGGCGTGGGTTCAGCGACACTTGAGCGACGGCTTAGGGATGACCCGGAATGCCGCGAGGCGTTTGATAAAGGTAGGGCCGAGACTAAGGAGGAAATCGAGCGCCTTGTTATGCGTGAAGCTCGCACTGGCAATGACAAGGTTCTCGTCCACCTCCATAAGACCATTTGCGGCCACAGCGAGAAAATCAAGGTGGAGACATCTAAGGTGCAAAAGGGCGCCGATGAGACTGCGACCGCTCGCGCAATGGCTGACCTAATGGGCGAGGACTGGGACCCGGAAGACGATACGTTTGGGTATCTGGAGGATGACGATGGCGAATAAGGACGCGGACGTGGTCTCGCTATGCGACTACAGAAGGAGCACTAGCGGAGATTCGCTCCTCGAAATGGTCAGGAATCATCATGAGGCATCGGGCGAATCTCACCGGCGACTCATAAACGCAATCAGCCTATGGGATGAGTGGCTCTCGGAGGATGACGACGCGCAAGATTAGGCCCGCGCTGCTCCCCTACCAGCGCAAGTGGGTCTACGATAAGTCCCGCTTCAAGCTGTGCGAGAAGTCGCGCCGCATCGGCATTACATGGGCCACGGCAGGCGAGGCGGTCACATTGGCCGGCAAGAACGCTGCCAGTGGTGGCATGGATGTTTGGTACATGGTGAGCAATGAGGATGACGCAAAGGAGTTCATCCGGGATTGCGCATCATGGGCCAAGCTGTTCACGGCCTACCACAAGGGGGCGAAGATCGAGCTTATCGAGGGGATGGACGATGAGGGCGCTAGCGAAAACATCATGTCGATGCAGATCAACATGGCTAGCGGCTTCAAGATTCGAGCCCTGAGCAGCAACCCTAGGCGTATTCGCGGTAAGGCCGGCTATCTCATCGTAGACGAGGCTGCATTTCATGATGACCTAGGGGAGATCCTCAAGGCCGGCAAAGCGCTTATGATGCAGGGCGGCAAGATCGCGCTCATCAGCACGCATGACGGCGAGGATAATCCCTTCAACCTGCAAATCCTTGAAGAACGCAAACGCCGTGAGGACGGCGCGCCTAGTCGCATCTCACTGCATCGCTACACGCTAGACGATGCACTGCGCGATGGCTTCTACGAGCAGATTGTTTGTCGCCGAGATCGCAGCGCTGAGAATACGCCCGAGGCCAAAGCCGCATGGCGAAAGCGCGTGGTCGATGACTACGGGCAAGATGCCGATGAGGAGCTGTTCGCTAATCCCCGTGGCGATAAGGCTCGCATCCTGTGGGACAAGTTCACGCTAGACAATACGCGCGTGATCAAGCCAAGTCGACCCGCATTCGTTCGCAGCGTTGTCAGCGTTGACCCATCCGGCGAGGATGAGGGCACTGGAGACGATTGCGGAATCATCTGCGCGGGCATCACCGGCGATGACCATATCTACGTGTGGCGCGACGAGACCACCGCTGTGGGCCCCCGCCTATGGGCGCAAAGCGCCGTGGACATCTGCCTAGAAGAAGGCTGCGACGCCATTGTCGCCGAAAAGAACTACGGCGGGAAGATGGTGCGCGACCTGGTGGCTCTATCCAAGGGTGGCAGCCGCTGCGAGTACATGGACGTCGTATCCAAGTCGAGCAAGTACCATCGTGCAAAGCCCATTGCTGAGATGCACCGAAAGGGCCAGATCCACCTAATGGGATATTTCCCCGAGCTCGAAACCGAGCTCACAACATGGCGGGAGGGGTTGCCGTCCCCTAACCGTATGGACGCTTTTGTCCAAGCATGCACTGAGCTCTTTTGGCCGGGAGACGGCGGGTCAAAACGAGACGGAATATTCTACATGTGAGTAAGCCATGACAGAACGAAAATCACGACTAGACCGCATCCGCGAGACTGTGGACGCATTTGCGAATAGGGCAACCGGGCTTGGTGGCTGTGAGGACTTTGGCGAGGCCACTACGGTCACCATTACGCCATTCCTGCGACGCCGCGAGCTCCAGGAGGTCTATAAGGACAACGCCCTAGCCGGCCGCATTGTGGACCGCCCTGCAATGGATGCCATCCGGGAGGGGTGGACGCTAGAGGGCACTGACGAATCCGTCGATTTCGATGAGGTCATGTCGGATATTGAGGACCTGCAGCTAGATAAGGCGCTGCTCGATGCCATGAAGTGGTCACGGCTCTACGGCGGTGCGCTGCTTATCCCGCTTGTGGATGACGGTCAGTCCATGGACATGCCCTTGCGTGTCGAGTCTATCAAGTCGTTTTCAGGCTTTCGCGTAGTTGACCGCTGGTACACGGAGATCTCCCCTGAGTCATTCAATGAGGGCTCAGGCGTCGATTTCACGCATCCCGAATGGTACATGCTCACGTCGTCGCAGCGCACTCCAGATGGTGAGCTGCTCGTGGGCCGCATTCACCGGTCGCGCGTTATTCGATTCGATGGGACTAACGTTCCGTTCGACCTGCTAGCCCGCAATGGCTATTGGGGCATGAGCGTGCTTCAGCCCGGGTGGCGTAACATTCGCAAGCTCTACACCGTGCGCGGGTACCTTGAGGACGGCGTGCACACCATGACGGGGATGGTGCTCAAGATCGAGGGCCTGACCCGCATGCTCAAGGGCGCATCGTCTCCAGGCGGCGAAAGCATGGCTGAGAATATCCGCAACGGCATCGCTAAGCTGCGCAACAACTGGAACAACATGCACTGGCTTGCGCTCGATAAGGAAGACTCGCTAGAGCAGAGCAACCGGACGGCGACTGGCCTCAATGAGCTAGAGAAAACCTTCGTTGACGCGATTGTCATGGATTACGACATTCCCCGTGAGCTGTTGGTGCATGAGCTCAAGGGCGCGCTCACTACAGGCGAGGCGGCGGGAAGCATCCGGCTCTATTACGACCACATCAGCGCCTATCAGCGCACGACGCTAACACCGGCGATCAATCGCATCCTAGAGATGTACTTCGCCGCCAAGGGTTCAAGCGTCGACCAGTGGACGGTATGCTGGACCCCGCTTTGGCAGCAGACCGAGCGCGAGCAGGCGGAGATTCGCAAATACAACGCCGAGGTCGATAACATCTACTTCACTATCGGCGCCCTGGACGCTGAGGAGATCCGCATCGCCCGATTTGAAGAGCACCAAACAGGCGCCATCGAGATCACGCCCGAGATGGAGCAGGCCCGCATCGAAGCCGAGCGCGAGGCCCTGAGAGAAGCTGAAGAGCGCATGGCACAGATGCAGGAGCAGATGGCAGGCATGCAGACCGAGGCTCAGGCCGGAGACGATGAAGGCATCGAGCCAGATGAGGGCGATGCTGATGAGGATGACGACAGCAGTGAAGCGGTTGACTAATGCGCCCATTTCGCAATGCTCAAGCCGATTTGGTCAAGGCCGAAAAGGCGTATGCTCGTCAGCTAAGCCCGCTCGCCGGCGCCGCTATCAAGGCAACAGATGCGCTAGTCATTGGCCGATTGGGCGCCATCATCGGCGACCCTGCGAATCAGATTAATCTCGGATGGCAAACGGCCCTTGAGGCTGCATTGGCCACATCATGGGACCGCATCTGGCGCGACTTTACGCCTAGGCGACTGGCCATTGAGATCAATACGGCACGCAACCGTGTGGACCGGCTCAACATGGGCAACCTAACCCGTGAGACACGCAGGCAGACAAAGCGCAGCAAGATCACGCAGGTCCAAGTGATGTCCAGGCTGCACGCATCCGACATAGAAGGGACAAGCGAGCGGTGGGACACTCAGAATGCTAACCGCGCAGTGAAGAATGCATCTGGTCATATATCAAGGATCTCCGCGATTGTTTCTGCTGGCGTAATAGCTGGTAGGCATGTCGGAGACATCCAGAAAGACCTAAAATCCGTGGGCGGCAAGACCAGGCGCAGCATCGTGAATATGGCGGCCGATGAGACTCAGACCCTCAACAGCGATCTGAGCAAGACCAGATGGGAGGACGCTGGCGTCAGTAGGTACAAGTGGGTCACAGTCGGAGATGACCGAGTGCGCGAGGAGCACGCAGCACGCAATGGCAAAATATTCCGATGGGACACACCGCCAAGTGACGGCCATCCGGGCCAACCATATAACTGTCGATGCGAAGCTCAGCCAATGATAGCGAGCAGCCGCGAGCGCGCGAGAATCACAAAGTCAATAGAGGCCGAGCTAATGAAGGTAGAGCGCGAACGGCGCGGAAAATCCAGGATATCCGCTGCCAGATTCAACCAGCAGGAGCTTGTTCGGCTTGAGCGCGTGATAGGCGAAAGCATTCAGCAGGTCGGAGAAGCATCCTCCATCGACAACAGCAGGCCATCGCTCATGCCAAGAGGCTCATGGAAGCGGGAAGAATTCGAGGCCAGGATGAGGCGCGGGCAACAGCTTGCACAGGCTGCCATGATGAGGGGCTATTAGGCAGCGTAGAAAACGCGGTGATCGTCAGCGCTCTGCTTGATCATCTTCTTGGCGATGAGCACGCGGAGTGCGAAGTCGCGCACCTTGAAGAATCCGCGCGATGCATTCCAGCCTGCCGGAACCCACATTGCGAAGCCTTCAGTCTCGATCGACTCCATGATTTGAGCCGCGCTTTCTCGAACTTCATTGAGAAGGAAATCATTTCCTTCGACTTGCTTGAGTGTCAGTTGGTCGCGTCCCTGTGTGTCGAGTGCCATTCGTTTTCTCTCCCCTGCCCATCTAATCTAATGGACTGCGCACCGTTGCGCAAGAGGAAATGCGAAGAAATCTCGATTTATTTTCAGCGCCCAGCAATCTCAGGCCATGTCCATCTCACGGATGGAGCGTGGCTTTGCTCGCCGGGCTGCTCGAAACTTCAACGCTCAGGAGCTGCCAAGGCTGGAGCGCGTCATTGGCCACATCATGGGACCGCATCTGGCGCGACTTTACGCCTAGGCGACTGGCCACTGAGATCAATACGGCACGCAACCGTGTGGACCGGCTCAACATGGGCAACCTAACCCGTGAGACACGCAGGCAGACAAAGCGCAGCAAGTCCACGCGCGCTCAGGTCATGCAGGGTATCGAGACGGCCAACATCACAGGCGTTAGCGAGCAATGGGACAGCCGAAACGCTGATAGAGCCGTCAAGAATACCGAGGGCCATATCGAGCGCATGTCCAAGATTGTAGCCGCTGGAGTCGCCGCTGGGCTCGCTGTGGATGCCATCCGCATCCACGACGAGCACGGAATCCTGCTCATGTGCGCGCATAGCTAGTGATAATGCTTCCTATGGTGTCATTTCTTCATCTCCATCATGCGCATCCTAGCAGACGCGCTCCACATTCTCAGTTGGATTTCGAGTGATTCCTTGCGTGACATGCTCACTGTTCGGCAAATCCGAGCGATCATTTAGTCCTGTTTCGGTCCGATCGCTCCAATATGATGTGCTCACTGCTCCCGCCCCTTGGTGAGCCACCGCAGGGCGGCTAGCCATGCCTCGAATTCGGTTTCGGCCCACTGGCTATGCCCCCAGGCCACGCTTCTAAATCTCACCTTCCAGACAAAATGCTTGTCGCGTGCTCGCAGGTAGTTTTCTGACCTGGCTCCCGGGTCGCCGCTCAGCTCCCGCACCTGGGCCTGGATAATCCCCAGGTTGCCGGGGGCGGTGGGGTCGGGGAGGACTTCAGACGCGTGCACTTCCTCAAGCCATCCGCCCCCGTCGACCTCCATCCATCCGCACTCGTCGGCCAGACTATAGAGGCGGCAGCCACCTAGCAAGGGCATGCCGAGCACACACCACCCATCCCCGCAGGCTTTCCAGTCTTGGGCTAGTTCGGTTTTGCGTTCAGGTGTCATCGTCGTCCTTTTCGGGGAGGTCGAATGCGTCCCCGAGCGCTTTCTTGAGTTCGTCGTAGGAGAGTGAGCCGTCGAAGCTGTCACCGATTGACCCCTCCCAGACTGTTGAGAAAATCTCCTCCTTGTCGACGCGTAGCTCTCCCCAGCGGTAGCGGAAGTAGTAGTAGGTGCCCTCAGTGTCCCAGCCATCCCACTGCGAGGGGCATGCGAAGCAGGTGCGGACCATCTTCACGATTTTCGTCATCTCGTCACCATCCTTTTGTGGGCCTCGATTGCGCGGCGGCGTGCGGCCACCGATTTCTTCTCGTGTCATTATCGAAAATCCTCCATCTCTTCGAAGTAGACGCAAGCGCTGACGCTAACCTCGCCCGTCTCATCGCACACATGCTCTGTATAGGCGCTGCTGCTGGTGTCGAACAGGGCCCGCCTAACCTTCGGCATATATCGCGATGGAACATCCGGCATGCTCCACATCCCGTCAATACCCATCGATTCCAGCTCAAATTCCCACACATCCGGGTCTCCATCGGGAGTCAGATAGTCGACGATCTCCAGCGTGATTTTGTCGATCTCGATCTCGTAATAGCACTGAGGGTCTGTGTGATATCCGCGGCTGTCGTTGCATTGGATGCTGTACATGTCTCCGTCTCCTCGCTACCCATTATACAGATTGCGCAGTGGTGCGCAAGGGGGAATCTGAAAAAGATTCGTTCAGTACCCCAGCGCCTCCAGCCACTCGATAGCCTCCCGGTGGCCATGGCATACGCACACGAGCCAGTCGCATTCCATAAGTCCGTCCAGCCACCTCCCTTGAGATTCGCTCACCTGTCCGCCCTTTGCGCGCTTCAGCTCGATTGCAACTCCGCGATAGGGCTTGTCCATCAGCCCCACTTTGGGGATAGGAGTGAAGATCAGCACATCCGGAACCCCCGACTTGACGCCCTGGCGCTTGAGCTTGGCCGCCACAACCTTGTTGCGCATTCCGCCATTCGGGGGATGCGTCCAGAGTACACCGCGCGAGTCGAGCCAGTTGGCCAGCCGCTCTTGCTCCCAATCCTCTAAGGGGCTTTCGCTTCGTTTCCCCATGCTGCCCACCCTGCCCTTTCCTCGCGTGCAAAAAGCTCCAGGCGTGGCCCCGGGCTAGTCTTCTCGAACACCTCAATCGCCTCATCAGGCTTGCGACTGTGCTTGGTGCGCTTGGCAAACACAACGCTAGGGCAGCGATCGGCCGTCGCAGGTAGCATTGCTTTCCCACGTACGCCCATCAGCGCCATCTCATGGGAGCCGCGCAGATATTGGCCTAGCCCGATTTGGACCCCGGACCGCGCTTTTTCGCAGTAAGACCCATATGACCTTGAGTATTCATCGCTCATTTTCACCCATTGCAGCGTGCGGATATATCGGAACCCAAACGTGTCGAGGATAGCCAGCCCATCGCGCAGGAAGTTATCCGTGACCCATACCCAGCAATGCGCATCAGGGCCAACGCGTGACATTGGCTCCTGAATCGTGCGGATGATATCTCGCAAGGGCATAAGCGGATAATGCCTATCGGCCCCGCGTTTGGATTTGCCGCCGCCACGCTCTAACCATGGTGGGTCCATTGTTACGCACTTGTACATTACTCCGCATCCTCAAACTGCAACTCCAGGTTGCCCTCTTCCGTGCTGCAATAGCACCCATCATCGACCACCTGATATTGGTACGGGTGGCATGCGGTGTTGCAGCGCGCCTCTGATTCGGCGTGGTAATAGTTGTACGCAGCTATCGTGGCAACGCCTGTGATGCCGCTCATGATGACGCCCGCCCAGTAGAACACATATTCCCTATCAGCCATCACGCCCACCCGTTCGCTTTCATGAGGGCGTTGGCGACTGCGAGTGGTCCAGGGAGCGATAGTCCATCCTCGTGCTTAAACTCAGCACGTCCATCCGACCACACGAATGCAAAATGCTTCCCGTTCCGCGCGCTCCAAATGCCATTCTCATCCATCTCAGCCACCCACCCATCCGGCATCTCAGGCTTTGCGAGCTCGATGGAGATTATGTTGTCTGGATGGATTGAAAACAGGTGTCCATTTTGAGCCCTGAAATATGGTTCACCGCCACTTTTGCTGCCCGCCCATGTCAGGCGCATCCGAACAACGACCGGGCTTTCACGCGGAACAGACACCGCCTCAATCTCCTCCCGCGTCACAGCGTCACCTCGATTTCGTTTGCCTTGGCTAGCAGGATGAATAGGCGGAGTGGTGCTGGATGCGACATTCCGTCGCATATGTCCGAGCAATCGCAGGCACCTCCCGGGTAAATGCTAGCTGAAATGCCGTCTCTCAATGCGAACCAGGGGATAACTCCATCGATCCTATTTCGAGCAACCTCCCACCCCATCCCCTCAATCTCCGCCCGGATCTCATCTGTCATGCAATCGCGCATCGTTCAATGCTCCCACGCGCACATGCCGTATGAGCTGCATCGCATCCCATCCAGGCAATCGAGGTCATCCGCACAGGCCGGCTGGCAGTAAGCCTTGTTCGGCACAAATCCATCGCCAAACGGCTCCCCGCCATACTCCGCATCGGGGCATCCAAGTTCACTGAATGGCGCGCAGATGCTCAACACGGCGTCACCATGCAGTGGCTTCTGACACGCTAGCCCCTCATCGCATCCCCATCCGTCGAGCTCAGGCCCTGGAGGTCCGCTCTCGAATCGGCACGGTTCCCACATGGCGCCGGCTGTATCGGGTAGCCCGGCCATTCCGTTTCGGTCCGTATCAGTGCCGGTTTCGCCTACAGGTGCGTCGCATGCTGCGAGCGCGATGATTAGTGTGATTGCTGCTTTTCTCATTGTTCTTTCTCCTTGGTCAAATACTCCAGCGCCGCAAGCCACGCTTCGAATTCAGTATCCTGCGAATCGACTTCTTCCACGCCACAGCAGTCGGCAGAAGTCATGCGCCAATAGCTGCGCGGCCCACGGTGACACATAGCTGTTATTGAATCGTCACCCCATACTTTTCGAACCTGCGCCTGGAGTATCCCCAGGTTTCCGGGTGCGGTGGGGTCGGGCGAAAACTTGTCGTCAGAGCACGGCCACGAATCGAACACAGGGCGATCGTATGCGTCAACTAGATCGAGCTCTGTCGCCCAGACACGCCTTCCGTCTTCTTTGATTCCGATAAGCATTGCGCCCTCGGAATCGATCATTCCGGGAGTTAGCCACCCATCCCCGCAGGCTTTCCAGCGCTGGGCTAGTTCGTTAGCGGTCACGGTGCCGCCTCCAGCGCTGCCACAAGGGCCTCGGCTTCGGTGGGCTGTGGGTAGCTGCAATCGTCCGCTCTATTCCCATGTACAACAACCCACTTGGCGAAGTAGTCAGTCTTCAATGGCCTCGCGTCTTCCCCCCACACCTCCCGCACCAAAGCGAGCAGGCACCCAAGGGTTGCGGGGTCGGATAGGTCGGGGAGCAATTCATGGTCGTTTGACTGGTAGGTGTCGACCCACCCGATCGACGCATCAAACTCCCCGGTTTCGATGTCAGTGGATGGAATCGCCCACAGCCGCAATCCGTTCTTTGGCCCGATATATCGGACGCGCGAGCTATCGAGCACGGTGCGCAAGTCCCTCATCCCCGGCATCCACCGCCACCCCTTAGACTCGACTGCGCGTTGGGCCAGCGCTTTGAGTTGTTCGCTATTCATCTCTCATCCTCCTGCGGGCCTCTAGGGCGCGTGTGAGGGCCCGCTTTTCAAGATTCACGAACCCCTGATAGTCGGACCATGAGGCCGATGCGTCGATTGCTCCGGACAGCGTGACCCTAATCTCAGCCATTGCGGCCTTCCTTGCCCGCTCCGCCAAGTCCAGCCACAGCATTACCCAGCTGGCACACTTGGCGCGATACGCCTTCCGGTCGGACATCTCGGAAGCGATGGCCCATTCAATCCCATCCATCACGCCCACCTCACCAATCTCACGGCCACGAATAGTCCGCACATCACTGCGAGTGCGATTAGCATTGAATCTCTCCGTTGCTCATACCCTATCCCTAACACCCTACGCAGCCCTGCGCAAGTGCTAATCCGAAGAAAGTTTTCACCGCTCCTTGAACCATGTGTACCTCTCCTCAAAAATCACATCCACGACAACCCCGCCGGGGCCTCGCCTATTCTTGTCCACGATAATCTCAGCCTCGCAGTACGGCCCCTTCCCAGTTTGGTGCACGATGATGATTTGGTCGGCAAACTGCTCAATGCTGGAGCTACCCTTTAGCGACCGTCGCGTGGGCCGCGACTCCAAATCCTGCCCCCGGTTGAACTGAGCCAGTAACAGTACGGCAACCCCACTGCGAAGCGCCTCAGCCTTGAGTGACTCCATGGTCTCGTGCAGGTCCATCGCACGCCCTTCCTTACTGCCGTTGCTCACATGGTCGAGGTGGTCGATCACGAACAGGCCGCCGGGGTGCTTCTTGCCGAACTGACGCATCTTGGATAGCAACACGCTGAGACGCATCCCCTTGTCGTGCACCCACATCCGGGATTTGATCGTCTTTTCAATCCCGGAAAACAGGCTGGCCATGTCCGACTCAATGGGATTGTTCCGCAGGTTGGTCATCGAAACGCGACCGTGAGCACATCCCACCCTGAGCCATAGGTCATGTGCGAGCATCTCCCCCGAGCAATACAGCACGGGCCTACCTAGCGATTCCTCGCGCGCGACATGGATAGCAATCTGAAGCGCTAGCGATGTCTTGCCGTGTCCCGTATGGGCACACAGCACGGATATCTCTCCGGGCCCTATCCCGCCGGTCACCTCATCGAGCCTGCTGAACCCGTATGGGATGCCGTAGAACTCGCTCTTCCGGTACTCACTGACCTGCGCCATCGCCCGCCTGACGGCCTCCATCGGCTCAGCCCCTAGCGGCGCGTGCTCCCAATGCGCGGCCTTGTCCACGGATGCGGGTAGCGCGCCCAGGATATCATCGAGATCTTCCCCTTTTTCGATGCTCTCCTGTGCGGCCTTGAGCGCCTCTGTGACGCGCCGTCGCCTTGCCTGCACCCTTACCATTCGGATGTGCGTAGAAACGCTTGAGCGGTGCGCTGAGTGGCTTGTCATGAGCGCATGCAGCCAGTCGAAGCCGCCAACAAATCTTAGGGCATCGCCACCGCCTATTTTGCGCGACTCAAGCTGCGCACACACCGCCATGATGTCGGGCTGCTCTCCGTTGCGCACAATCTCCGCGGCCGCTTCCATGGCGAGGCGGATTTTCTCGTCGCCGATGTCCGACGCGATGGATGCGAGCTCGCTAGGGTCATCGTACCGGCGCCCGCATTCGAGCACGGACGCGAGCACTTCAGATTCGGCGCTGCTCATAGCCACGCTCTGCCCCTGTGGCGGCACTCGCTCGGCATCTCCAGGATGTCAGCCGTTACCTCCCTGAGCCGTTTATATGTCATTTCGCCGTGATATGGGTCGTCGAAGTCGTGAAAGAACACGTCTTCTGTCACTCCAGTATCATCCCACATCCGATCCGGGGCGGGCGCCTTCTCGATTCTCAGGCATCCCCACCGGTATCTGAAATAAAGGAACTCACCGCCCTCTGTCATGGCCTCCCACTGAGAAGGGCACGCCCTGCATGTCTGGACGATTTCACGGATTTTGATCATGACCCATCCTTATCATGTTGCGCAGGGGTGTGCAAGGGAGTGTTTCCATGAGCGCTCAGTCATCTCCCCGGGCTTTTCCACGATGGCGCCGAATGACGGCTTGCCTGCCGACCTCATCGCGTTGAGCATGTTCAATGTTCCGGTGGATATCCCAATGAGTCGATGGATGTATATCAGCGCCTCGCCATATTTGGCCATTTGCCTGTTCCGAATCGGGCCAGCCGATCTGCCATGCGCATTCCAATCGGCCGGGAATTCTTTGCATAGGATCCCTCTACTTGTTGCATAGGCAAGTGCGCAGGCGTCAACACCTCTTGCTCCGCCTTGCACGATCTCGGTCGGGAAGAACGGCGACCTTTCGATCGCATCGCGGATGAAATCATGGCTTACCCATAAATCACGACTGCCAGCGATTATCAGAATCACGCCACACCCCCAAACGACCGCTGCAAGTCTGCGTCGCTAGCATCCGGGAACATCCGCCGCGCCTCGGCCAGGCTCATTCGCGGCTTGCTCGACTTCGTCGCCTGAGCCTTCCCGGGCCGGTCCAGTCGCTTCAGGTAGCTGCTCGGCCGCAGCACGGTCATGGCCCCGAAGTGCTTGAGCGGGTCATAGTCACCATTGGCCCCCTTGGTGCAGTCGTCCTCCCATGTGTCGAGCACGTGGCGCAGGTCATCGAGCGTGTGCTCCCGGAGGAACGTCCGCGCCTTGGCAACGAGTGCCTTGCTCCGGGTTTTGCGCACCTGCATGAACTTGCCCCGGGACTCGTTGATCATCTCAAGTGCGCGTTCAGCGTCCTGTGTCGCAGTCGGATTAGCCGGAGGCTTATCGGACTTATTTAATTGGCTAGGCTTAGCTAGGCTAGGGGTTACTTTTGTTACTCCGTGTGACACGCTGTTACTCCCCGTTATCCCGTGTGACGAATCGTTACTATCCGTAACGCCATGTGACTCATCGTAACGCTGCGTTACGCTTTTCCGCCTTCTTTCCCTGAACCTGCGCTGACGCTCTCTGTTCGATGCTCGCGCCTCTTGCGCTTCCAGGAAGTTGCTAATCGCTATTTGGCCGTTATTGACGATCAGCGTCTTCGATTTCAGCAACTGAGGGACACCGATAGCGCACACCTCGCACGGCAAATCGCAGATAGCGGCGATCGCGTCGGCCGGCTCATGGTCGCCAATATCGAGCACGCCGGCCCGGTCGACCTTGCGCAGCAGCAGGCACAGGATGGCGCGAGCCTCCCATGACCACAGCTTCCATGTCAGCGAGTCGCGGGTGTACAGGCGAACGTATCGTTCATTCTCCCAGTCCATCGCACAGCTCCAGGAAGTAGGGGTTTGTGCGCGCTCCTGGCCTGTAGCTTCGGACCTTGCCGTCCCGGATCAGCATGGTCTTGGCCTGTTTCAATGCAGACTCCGAAAAATGGTCCACCTGCATCGCAGCCCTGATTGAGTCGCTGTCCATCGGCCCTGATTGCAGAAGCTCTAGAAGGCGATCAGCGGCCCTTTCCTTCTCTGTTTTTGCAAACATGACAAATGGCTATCACAATGGTCGATAGTCTGCAAGGTAGTTTGGTAGTCGGGTACCGGATGCCGCATGGTAAGGTGCGCGCATGGCGAATCAGCTTGCACTGACACCTATCGGAGACATGAGCCTAGTTGCCGCAGAATGGCAGCGAGCGGGCGTTTGCGTGCCCAAGGGGTTTCTCACTGACGGCGCTAGCGTGCCCTCGTTTGCCTGGAGGCTGACTTATCCGCCTAGGCATCCGCGCGTTATCGAGGCTGCCGTGCTGCATGACTACCTGTACGCGACTCACGCGGGAGGGGTGACGCGCTTGCAGGCCGATCAGATCTTCTATGCCGTGTTGCTCGCTGAGGGGGCGACGCGATGGAAGGCGCGGCTTATGTATGCCGGGGTCCGCATCGGTGGCGCGCGGGCGTATAGGACGGGACCTGAGCGGCTCAAGATGCGGCAGCGGGCCTATGATATGGTGCTCGGCAAATGAAACGCGCAAGCATTCTCTTACTCGCATTCGCCCTCAGCGGCTGCGCAACCCTAAGCGGCATGGTCCGCGACCTGGACCCATGTCTTGATTCGGAATCACTGGCGGATTTCGCCACCTGTGCACGCGTTCCTCTTGAGGATGAGGCTGTGCGGCAAGCATGGGCACTGTATCAGGAGCATGGGGCCGATGCCCTGGAGCAACTTGCAGCCGCTGTGATCGCAGCACGGGGGCTCGACTGATGATTGATGTAGTCGCCGCTGCCTATCTGATGAGCGCGTCGCCGTCAGCGTGGGAGGATTTCATCTATTACGAGGTCTGCGACGAGGGGTTCAGCTGCTACATCAGCAACATCAGGGCCTACCCTGAGCCACGAAATAGCCGCCAGCATTGGCCGTCGCACTTCCCCGCAGCTAGCGGATGGTACAACGGCAATACGCTGACGGCCGATGGTGGGGTAGACTTGTGCTGTACGCCGTTCGGAATTTGTTATCCGAAGATCACCACGGTTTGCGGTGTGGGCACGGTCGCAGTGGTCTGCGAATCCGGCACGTCATGGCCTGACGGGACCGCAACGTGTTGGGATTTCACTCCGGACCCGTAGGCAGCTTTACGTCGATGCCGTTGGCGGCGAAAAGTAGCAGGTAGACGCGGATAGGGACATCTGCGCTTGGGTCATAAAAATTGTCGCGAGTGCATCCGCGGCACATCCCGGACATATCAACTTTGGCAACGAGAGTGTCATACCAGTAGAACTTTATTGCATGCCAGAATTTGTGCTTCCCAACATCACGCGTCGCTAGCTTCCACCCTAGCGACGCCATCTCGTCGACAATCCACTGATCTACCATTGCATGGTCTCCACTATTTTCTTGACCATGGCAGCGGCCACATCGTCGAATCGAGCCGGGTGCACATAGCGAGATTCACCGACTAGATCAGGATAATACCAACACGTTTTTTGGTTCGGATGATACGTGTCTTGTATTAGCCGAACGCAAGGGCCGCAGTCGGTTTCAACCCTCCAGCCTTTGACCATAAGATCGGCTAGCCTGTCCCCTACCACTGCCGGCCTCCCATGTGCAGCTGACCCGGGTAGGGCTCATCAAGCGACGGCACTTCTGAATATTGGTCGGCTGGCGCAATGCTCATCTGTGACGATGTGTCATCGAGTGTAAGCGAATCGCACGGCTGACCCCAACATGCCAAGAGAGCAGGCGCGGCGATGGTGGCAATCGCCCATAGGAACCCCGCCTTGCTGCCCTTGGCTTTGTCGAGCACGACGCCCACGGTCTTGCGTGGTTTGTCGCGCTTCTTGCCTGACGCGGCGTCCTGCAAGTCTATAGCGGCGTCGATGATGTCAAGCATCGAGTCGCGTAGCTCAGGATGCGCAAGTCCTACACGCGTGCAAGCCTTGTGAATCCTTTCGTATGGAGTATCTGCCCTCTTATCCATGTCACTTTTTGACTATCATGATGCACATGGCTGCGCAAGCGTGAAAGATCAGCCGTCGCCGTCGCCGTCTCCGTAGCCTTTGCCGTTGCCGTAGCCGTCGCCGTAGCCATAGCCGTCGCCGTAGCCGTAGCCGTGGCCGTAGCCGTAGCCGTCGCCGTTGCCGTCGCCGTTGCCGTCGCCATCGCCATCGCCGTAGCTCATCGGATCCGACTCGCTATGATACGAGCCGGATAGGACTTGATTTGTTACGCTTCCCACGACGGAAGTCCTCTGCACGCTTCAACGATTTCTGGAGTCGTCACGATTGCATCGATCAGGTGCTCGGCAATCTGGCCTAGCTCAAGCTCGACCCAATCGCCGATTTTGTCTCCAGATGCAGCGCCCTTCGTTGCAAGCTGCGATGTCTCAAGCCTCTTGCCTTTCCAGCTCCAGATGCGCCGGCCTTGAATGCGCAGCGTGTCAGGCCGTGAACCCTCTCCAAGCACATAGCAGATCCATACGCCGGACATGTGGTGCCGGAGCACTCGCGGGCGCTTTTGCGAATCCTCGATAGCGGTATAGGTCTTGCCGTTGATTTCGATTGTGTTTTCCATCTCTTCTCTCCTTATCATGATGCGCAGCAGTGCGCAAGCGTGAAAGATCAGCCGTTGCCGTAGCCGTTGCCGTTGCCGCAGCCGTCGCCGTAGCCTCGGCCGTAGCCGTAGCCGTTGCCGTCGCAGTAGCCGTTGCCGTCTCCGTTGCCGTTGCCGTAGCCGTTGCCGTCGCCGTAGCCGTTGCCGTTGCCGTTGCCGTAGCCGTAGCCGTCGCCATCGCCGTCGCCGTAGCCGTTGCCGGAGCCGTGGCCGCGGCTCATAGGATCCGTCTTGCTGCTATACGAGCCGGATAGGACTTGTGTGATCACGCTGTCCATCAGAAGGGGATCCCGTCATCATCATCCGACTGGCTATTTACGCCAGGTGCGGAATAGCCCACGCCTGAGTTGGACTGGCGTTTTTCGCCACCACCTAGGAACTGCACACGCTCTGCGATGATGTCGGTGGAGTATTTCTTCACGCCATCCTTCTCATAGCTGGAGGTTTGTAATCGCCCCTCGATGTAGACCTGGCGCCCCTTGCGAAGATAGTTCCCGCAGTGCTCAGCTTGCTTGCCAAACACGGTCACGCGGTGCCATTCGGTTTCCTCCTGCTTTTCTCCGGTCTGCTTGTTCGTCCACTTGTGGTTGGTGGCAACGCTGAGCTTGCAGATTTGGCCGCCGCCCTTAGTGAAGTGTGTCTCTGGGTCACGTCCTAGCGTGCCAACGATGATTGCCTTGTTTACGCTCATTTTCTACCCTCTAATTGTCGAACCAGAACACGATCCTGGTGTCTAGCTTCTCGTCATACATACGCATGACAGCTATCAGGCGTGACATCCCGCATCCCCATTCGTGCCGGATTGCCATAATCTCATCGAATGTCATCCATGATGGAGTGTGATCGTCTTCGCTTAGCTCATACCTACTGAAATCTTCTGGAAGTCCGCGGGGCATAATCGTCCCTGGCTTGGGGTCATTTCTAACGGCAGCCAATGCGCCGAAATCCCCATACCATCGATTGATGCGCCATTCGAAACTTCCCTCCATAGGGCATGGAACGTAAGCCCATCCGGTATCATCCTTATGCTTGACCTGTAGGTGCATGTGAATGTCGCAGCCCATTAGAACAACTTCCCCCCGTGCTTATGCGGGCGCCCTTTGTTGTATTCGTGCTTTGCCAGGATGGCGCCGGGTAGGTCCCATGACCGGTATTCGCAGGCGTCCATGATGCGGATCACCACGTCGGCTAGTTCTTCTTCAGCCTTGGAGTATTGCGGGATTTTCTCGCTAGGCGGGTTGCCCTCGCGCATGCCTTCCAGCGCCTCGCTTAGCTCGCTGTGCATAAGTGCGATAAGCTCGCCATCGGAGCGGTTGCTGTCCCACCAGCCCTTGTCGCGGGCGTTTTTATGAATGCGGAACATGTACGCGTTGATAGAATCGGAAAATTCGGCCGGTATCGTTTTCATCTACTCCCCCTTTGGTAGCCGCTTCGCCCAATCGCGGACGGCCTTCTTCTTGTACCGGACGGCAAGCGATGTGCCGCGCACCACGCGATGATGCTCCGGCCAGTCTCGACCATCGTCCTTTTCGTATTCCTTGCCGGTGCGATACCGGCGCGCAAGATTCTCGGAGATGCCGAGCCATTCGGCCAACTGCCGCTCCGTCATTTCCGGTGGAAAGTCCTTTAGATGGTCCAGGTCAACAGTCCTGTAACCGTGTCTGTGCTTCGTCACATTGGCGTTGTAATCCTTTGCGCGACCCTGTGCAAGTTTTTTCTTGACTCATGCGCAGCGGTGCGTAATATGTCCCCCATGAGCGAGATTGCAAAGCAAGCGCTGCCCGGTGAGATTGTCTCGAAAATGGTCCTTGGTGGGGACCTATCGAGCTTGAGCCGTGAGCAGCTTGTCACCTACTACATGCACCGGTGTGAGGAGCTGGACCTTGACCCAGCGGAAAAGCCGTTCGACCTGTTGCGCCTCAATGGCAAGTTGGTGCTGTACGCGAAGAAGGGCTGCACCGATGCCATCTGTCGTCAGCGTGGCGTGACGCGTTCTGTTGAGAGCGCTGAGATGGTGGGCGACCTGTATGTTGTGCGAGCCAAGGCGACCTGCAAGGGGCGCAGCGATGAGGATATTGGAGCGGTGCCAGTGGGGCATCTCAAGGGGGAGAAGCTCGCAAACGCCATGATGAAGGCCGTGACAAAAGCGAAGCGCCGTGCGGTGCTGGCACTGTTCGGCCTTGGCATGCTTGACGAGACGGAGGTTGAGACGATTCCAGGGGCCAAAGTTGAGCCGGTGCCTGAGCCCGATAGCGGAAGCATTGAGCTAGAGCCTGGGGCCGCTCGGGTTGTCACGAAAAAAGAGCAGATGGGCGCGCTGTTGCGTGAGGTGAAAGCGCTGCGCGTCGAAGCGAGTGAGCCTGCGATTACATGGCGCAAGGATTTGCGGGCAATCCGTGACGGTCGTGCATGGCCGAGCGACCCCGCCAAGGCAACCGATGAGGATTACGACGAGGCTATCGAGGGGCTGAGGATGATCATCAGCGATCTCAAGGTCATCATTGAGGCGGATAATCTCATGCCGGGACATGGTGACGATGAGCCGGAAGCGTGAGCTAGAGGGGCGTAATGAGCAGATCTCGAAGCTGCTGGGCGAGCATCGGGACTCATGGCGCATCGGAGTTATCGAAGGCATGGGCGCGGCCGCAGTCATGGCGCGCGAGCTAGGACAGCAAGGCGTTTGCAGCGCCATTTGCACGGAAATGAAACGGAGATTTGGACATGACGCAAAAGCAGAGTTTCGCAGACGTAATCTCGTGTAATGTCAAGGTTACAACCGCTTACAAACATCTGATGTGCCCAACGTGCAAGTCTGAC